TGCTCTCCACCCTGCTGGAACGGTTGGAAAAAACCACCTGCCTGATCAAAGCCAGTGTTTATCTGACCACTTGCCTGTGCAGCGGCAGCTCTTAAATCATCAATGTTTACGCCGTACAGTTGGTTAATTGATTGCAGTGCGCTTTCAATGTCGCCGCGTGACTGGGTTTCTGCTCCGCGTAGCGTTTGTGTTGCATCGCCAAGCCCCTGACTTGCTGATTGCTCAAAACCAAGTAAGCCGGTAGGGATAGCTTCTGCCATTTGATTGCGCTGCTGATTACTAAATCGTGTGCTGGCCTCGCTAAAAGGCATCCCAAGAGCTTGTGAAACTTGCTGTGGTGAAACGCCAAATTGCTGCATGTTTGAATATATTTCAGCATCCGTTGCATTGGGGTTGTTGGCAAAGTATGCCTGCAACTGCTCTTGCGTGACTTGACCAGGCTGCGCTGTGTTAATTACTTGATCGCGGAACCGGCGCATTGAGTCATCTGAATCAAGCCCCATAGCCTGTATAACCTGCTCTGGCTGCAAGTTAGCCTGCTGCATATACTGGAAAATCTGCTCGTCAGAGGCGTTAGGGTTGCCTTGAAAAAACTCCTGCACTTGCTGCTGCTTGGCCTGTGGCGAGGTTTGAGCCTGAAACTCAGCCCTTACCTCATCAGGAGTATATCCTGTAATGCTTGCAACCTGCTCTGGTGAAACATTATTCCTTTCCATAAATTGAGCAATGGCACGATGCGCCTCAAACCCTGCGCCGCCAAACTGTGCGTATGCCGTGTTGATTGCGTCCAAGACCTGCTGATCTGTCATAGCCATATTAGTTTGACCCTGCTGCTGAGTCGGTTGTTGTGCCGATTGTTGGACTATTGTTTGTTGTTGGGCTGCTTGCTGTTGAGCAGGCTGTTGATCTGATGCAAGTTGTGCAGCTCTTTGGGCATCACCTGCCAACTGTGCTGCTTGCTGTTGAGCCGCCTGTTGTGCTCTTAATTGTTCTGCTTGCTGTTGAGCCGCCTGTTGTGCTTGTTCCTGCTGTGCTGCTACGCGCTGCGCCTCCTGCGCTTGTGCCTGCTGTGCTGCTACGCGCTGCGCCTCCTGCGCTGCTTGCTGTTGAGCCTCCTGCTGGGCAGCCGCTTGTTGCTGTTGGACTTGAGCCGCTTGTTGGGCAGCAGCTTCTCTAGCAGCAGCCTGATCTCTCTGATCAAAGCCAAAAGAATCTGTAATCACGGGGGAATCGGGGACAACACGTTGAAGCCTTTCGGCCTCCGCCGCCTGCTGCGCCTCCATCTGCGCTTGTGCCTGCTGCGCCGCTTGCTGAGCCTCGTACTGAGCCATAGCGTTGCTTATCGCGGTTTGATCTATCGTTATTTCTGTTGGACTAAGCGAGCTGCCAATGCCCGCCGACACATCAGGGCTTAGACCTGCAAACCTGTCGCGCTCTGCTGCCTGCTGCGCCGCTTGTTGCGCTCTTAGTTGTTCTTCTTGTTGCTGTAATGCATCTTGTGTAGCTTGTTGTTGAGCAAATGCATCGTAATCAGCCTGAACATCTTGTGCCGCGTACCCAGTGATCCTTGCAACCTGCTCAACAGGAATATTATTCTGCCGCATGAATCTAGCAATTTCACGATGGGCATCAACACCAGCTCCATATTCAGAATAAAAATTAAGTATAGCCTGAAGAACTTGTTGGTCATTCATAATGCTTACTCTTCTAGTCTAGATAATATTACGCTAAAATAATTAACGCATATTCATCGGTATGCGATCAAATTGCATCTGTGAGCCGCCGTCAAACCTTTGATTGTTTTGCATACCGCCCTGCATCCCTCTTTGCATTCGCATAGCTGTGTTAGGCTGCATCATTTGCTGATTAGGCATTTGTCGAAACTGCTGTGCTTGCGGGTTTATAAGCCCCTCCAACGCCGACATGTCCAGCGGCAAAGATTGTGCCTGCATCATTGGTGGCATTGTCCCGCCAAGTATGGCAGCTCTCATGGCTGGCAGTGATGCAAGGTTAGCCTCTTGAGCTGCAAGGTTGCCGCCCTCAAACGCCTGCATCTGTGGCATAAAAGTGCTACCGCGCATCATCATAGCCCTTTCAAGAGCCTCCTGATTGATTCGGTCGCCCTCATCAAATCCAAACCTTGTGCTTTGCTCTGCCTGATCATAGGCTGGGCGTAGGACACCTAAAGCCCTGTCGGTTCTTTGCTGCGCCTGCATGTTGGCATCTCTAGCCATTGATCGCCCTGCTCGCCTGTCCATCGAGCTACCCAAAAGATTTGCGCCTGCGCTGATTGCTGATGCTGCTACTGCCGCTTCTATTCCCATACCCACCTCTGCTTAACTTTTTTGAATTTAAGTGACTCAAGCATTCTAACTAAGGCTACTCTGTCATCTGGCGCTTTGGTCCATACCTGCGTGTAACCTAGCTTCCTGAACCATTGCAAGCCTCTTTCTAAGGTTTGGCGTACACGCGCCCTTTGCCTGAACGTACACGCTATGTGAACCTCAACAGAACGCCCTCTAGTTTTTACTAACACAAGAACTCGCTCATCCATCACTAGCATTATAAAATCGTTTTTGATTGCTAACGGGTAGTTCGATAAATATTTTACTACTGATGGGTCTTGGACATACTCTAAAGCCTCATCCTGCGAACAGGTTCTTACAGCAATATCCATCCCAACTTCCTATTTCCACCGATCTCCGAAATCATTTTTCGGTACTCAATAGCTCCAGACGCTCCGGTAGAGTCAAGGTACAGTTGAAACTGTCTCGCCTCAACAACACCCTCTGGCGATCCTGTGCCAACAATCGGAATGCTTAAGGATGCCTCAAGTGTATATGATCTAAACGCTTGCGACATTTTACCAGAACTATCAACAATCGGCTGACCAGCATTCAATAATGGTGATGTCATTTCGTGCCGCCTAATATTTCAGCATTCAGCGCAATGATTACTGGCTTTACAGCGTCAGTAAGAGTGAAGCGGAATACTTCAAACCTTGACACCCTGCCACACCTTCTCCAGATAGCCCTGCGGTCAAACTCTCCGATCCTGCCTATTGATCGCGCTCTTGGGTCAGAAAACGTCTTACCATCGCGGCTTCGCTCAAGAGTGATTACAGGATTTACTAAATTATCATTGCCAACACCTGACTCCACAGTTAATTCAAGTGATGATACAAACATTGACTTCATGTTGTTTTGAAAGGGCTGCGTTGCCACTCTTCTAACAATTGCGTTGCCATACTCTGTAAACTCTAACGGGTCAATGCGACCAATGCGTCCATCAACAAAGTCACCACACAGTATTTGGTTAAACGCTTTGCAAATTGCGCTAACACGGTAACGTGATAGATCACCCTCTAGCACTGAGCGCCTTTCGTGCCACCGCTTCGATGCAGTATCAAATACCAGTGTCGTTGTTGGCAAGGTAAAGCCTATAAAGTAGGCTCCGTTCTGCGCGTATGCCCATGAATAAATATCTTCAAGCTGCGCTAGGGTTAGCTTTTGCAAGATGTTATCAATAGGGGTTGTGCTAATTTTAACAGTATCGTTGCCAGCCAAGGCCCATATTGCTGGCCCCTCATTCTCGCCGCCACCAACCCACACAAACGTATCCTGTGCGCTAATTAATGAGTAGGGAGCGTACACACCTTTTTGCAAGAAAAGACCTGTTCGCTGAAACGGAAAGTCTGTACCACCAACATTTTGAAAGGCTTCTATGGTTTCTGAGCCAGTAATAAAAAGCTGGTTTTTGAAGATAATTGGCGCAACAGTAACATCAGGGTCAGATTCGGCTGTACCAAAATCTAGCGCGTTATAACTTAATCCATCGTTTGGCGCAGAGCAGATAAATTTCTTAGTATCCGTTGTAAAAACAAAATATGAGTCAACAAAGGCGACAAACTGCGGGTTGCCATTTGCGACAAAATCGGTGTCTGTAATTTGTGCAAACACATCTGTTTCATGGTTATATACAAATCCATCGCCGCCGGGAACCAACACCACCAGTTGCGTGCCGTTATCGGCCATTGATACCCTAGCAGTGCCTGTGACCGTCCCTAGCGTTGTTAGACTGTAGCTGGCAACACCTGCGACTATGGTTTCTACCACCTTGTACAGCTTGTTGCCGTTCACCGCATACGCAGAGCCGACCATTTCGTGCATACCGCGATTTTGATTTTCAATTTGCCCTGATGTAACTAGCTGTACAAGGCCAGGCGCTCCAAACAGGTTTTCAGCACTTAATGCTGGAGCCTCACTAATGTTTGGATACCAGTTCAAGCATTCCTGTGCGCTCAGTGGCAATGATGGGCTTGTGTAAAAGCCGTTAGTTATTGGCAGTGCTGGCATTAGAGTACGCTCAATACAGCGTTGACAGCTATAACATTGTTAGTGGTTGATTCATTACGAACAAATATTTCAATAAAGTCGTCAGTGTCCAAAACAATGTTTGCAAAGGTTGCCACAGAATTGGGCAATCCTGCAGATACCGACTCGGTCATTTTTGTAGAAATAATTGCTCCGTTTTTTGCAATAAACACAGATATTAATTGGTTATTACCGCTAGCTACATCAAGTGTAACCAGCGCATTGATAACGTGCCGCGCCTGCGGGCCAATGTGCGTAATTCTGCCGCCGGTTGTTGCCGTAAAGTCATCCGCTGAAACGTCACCAACAACAAACGTGCCAGCAACTAGTACGGGCGTTGCAGTAGATGCAATAACTGTTTCAGTCGCATTAGCTGCCATTGTTACAGTCGCAAAGCTAATAATTTGTGCAGAAGTTATTACAATTCTTTGGCCGGTCGTTTCAACATTTATCCCCTCGCCGCCCTCAATAGAAACAAAGGTCGGGCTTGCACTGCCTGCGTTTTGCAGTATTGGCTCGCCCACAGAGTTAGTTGTAAAGTTATGCTTTATGCCAATCCCGCCTGATGGGTTCAGATTTATGCTTATGCCTGAGCCTTGTTCAAGATTTCGTATAAAGTTGTTCGTGCCTTGTATGTCTAATACCGCTACTCCGGTGACATCGCCAACCTGAGAGATCGTGCCGGTCACGCCAAGGCCATTCAAAAAGTTATCATAGGTTATCTGGTAGTTGTAACCAGCCGCAAAGAACCCAAACGATGATCCTGCAATAATGCTTGTCTGCTCAACAAATTGCGATTGCTTAACGCCGTAGCCACGCTCAATCATCATCTGATACCTCTAATCCTATTGCGCCATTTACTTCTGCCAGAATTTGGTACTCAGCATCTGGATAAAAACGTCTACCCCGACCAATCGTTCCGTCCTCGTTGCCAGAGCCAATGGGCAGCGTTGGTGGTAGTCTGGTAGGCGTTATAATCTGCCCTAGCTGACGCATGGCGTGCATACCCTCACGCGCCGTCAATGCCAGCTCAGGCGTTACTATGCCGCCGTAATAAGGAACAGACTGAATTGCCATGTTTGCAATAATGCCTGTTAACGCGCCGGGCGGAACAGTCACCTCGTCTGCTAAGTTGCTAACAACCGTATACCCAAGATTTACACCCTTGGCTGCAAGGGCATTCATGTAGTTGTTCAGAGCAAATATAAAGTCCTGAAACTCATCTGGCTCTAGCGGAGCCTCAGATGCCTGTACCAGAATTGATTGCAATGATGCCTTCGCTACCTGAGCAACAGTCGCCATAATTATTCAAACCTTGGTTTTGCAGTCTTAGCCGCAGCCCTAAACTGCTTGTCTGTAGGAGCGCCTTCGGAGCCGGGCTTACGCATCTTTTCTTTAGAGCCTTTTTTGATGCGCTTTCGCTTTGCCGCAATATTGGCGTACAGCCCTCTCATTTCTCAATCCTCGGCCTGCCCTTGCGTTTTGGCTCGCTTGCTGCCACAGCAACCGGCGCTGCCTGCTTTAGCTCTTTGCGCTTCCAACCAAGGTTAGCAGCCACAATTGCGCTACCCTCATCAACTTCAACCTCTGTGCCGCTTGGTTTAATCCAGATACTTGTGCTCACCATTTCTCCTTAGCAGCCCAATATGCTGCTGACATCTTGCCTTTAGCTATGTTAGCACGATGCCTTGCCATGAATGATTTTCGTCTAGCCCTGCTTGCATCAGACTCATCCTGTTTTTTTGGTGAGCCGCTGACACCTTGCTGTCCGAAACGAATAGTCTTTATTTGATCGCCAGACTTGGCAACAACAACGTGGGATTTTGTGGCATGGCTTGGAGTGCGCTTTGGCTTGTTATAGCCGGTTACGCCTGCCTTGGTTAGTCTTGGGTCTTTAGGTTTTGCCATGACGCACCCGCTGTTTTTAAAGCCTACGCACCCCTGCGGTTAACAGGAGTGCGCTTGCTTCATATCATCATGCGCGACCAAAGCCTTGGCCGGACATTGTTGGGTTGAAACATGCATAAGCAGGCAGAAGGTCGAAACGAATCTTCTGGCTGTTAGCGTCACCCGATGAGTACTTGCTGATACGAATGCTCATACCATCAGAGGTAGTTGCAACAGTGTCAGTTGAGTACAACTTTGGCAGCTTGACAGTCCCCATACCAAACGCTTGCTTGGCGTAGAACAGGTTGGGCTGATACAGCGTTGCTGTTGCCGATACAATTGTAATAACAGCGCTGTTAGCAGGCGCAGCCGTTACAGTATTGTACTGACCGTCAGCTTCAAAGATTGCAGGGCCAGCAACGACCAGTGTGCCTTCGCCTGATGCACCTAAAGTTACATCAGCAGTGACCACGCCAGTCCACGCCACAGTAGCGCCAGCCTCGTCAATCATTGGCTG